ATCTCTCAGTTCGCGCTCTATTTCGCGCATTAAATCAGCTAGAATTTTGCTGATATTCTTTGCGCTGGCGGTTTTTACCTTTTCAAGGTCGAAAGAACGCGCCACAAATACATCACGAAGTTGATCTTGCACGCTTGGCATTATACGCCCTCTGGATTATTTCTATTTTCTTCAGCAAAAGCAACCTCAGACTCAATATCTAAGTCATCTGACACAGTGCCACGCCGCTTAAACTCCTTGTAAAGCGTTTCTAGCCGCATTTCACCGGCTGATTTAAGCTCCATCAGGGCGGCAATCTCTCTGACATCGGATTGAGATACCGAATAAAGCCCGTCGAGTTTTGCAACGTAGTTAGCCTGTCCGTTTGGTTGCGCGGTTCCTAGATACAGCTCATAAAGCCATAGGGCATAGTTTACAGAGTCTACAAAGTTATCAGAGGCCACTTTCAGCTCGCTGTTTGCGTCGATATTTTCGATTTCAGCCTCAGTTGCAGTTGAGTTGGCACTTTTTCCGTTGGCGTTATCACTCATCAGCACTTTTAAGCCGCAATAACCAGCTTTCACGCGCAAATCTTCAAGGTTGAGTCTACCTGCTTCAAGCGCCTTGCCTGAGTGCTCAACGTATTTCAAGTTAGCTTTATCGTCTTTAATCGCTATCATCTTATTAGCGCCGATAGTGATTTCTTTGCCGTCAGAGCCAGTGAGAATCAAAAGCGGGAACTCTGCAAACTGAATCGCGTTTTCGTGTGTGCTTTCGTCTTGGAAATACTGCACATTGGTATAGGCAAGGTCTATCAGCGAGCTAACACACTCAAAGTCTGCCTTCTTTTCGCCTGTGTAAATAGGCACAAGAGGCACTAATCCGATATTGTTTGCAATCGGGTAATCCGTCATTATCGCATATTCGGTAAATTCTGGCGTTTGCTTAACTTGTCGGCTTGCGGTCGCCACCGCTGTCATTGGCCGCTCGTAAACTGCTATTTCGTTTGGAGTAACAACGCGAATGCGAGTTTTTTCTTCGGTTACTTTTAGTGATTCGTTAAACTCCGTAAACCGCTCCAGCAGCTTAACATAAACAATCTGCCCATCTTCGTCAATCTCAATGTCTAGCACGTCCTCAGCTGGCACATAAACCAAATAAGGCCGATAGCCGATTGCCTCAACCTGCGCTTGAGTTCTTACTTCGTTCGGGTCGAATGCGGGTGCCTCAACGTAAATAAAGCCTAGACCTTTTGCCCATGCGTCTTTGAATGAGGTATTGCAGAACTTCGCAAATGAATCGCCCTTCTTGTTGGCATCGTTTACTAATTCTAAGATTTTATCGCTTAGCTCAGACTTATTATCAGCGGCTTGAATCGTTATCGGCTTATAAAAAGCTTTGCCCGTCGAGAAATTCACGGCACGCTTGAAAAATGGCGCAAGAACCGCTTTTTGTAGACGTTTCGTGTAATTCTTCTGGCTTTCGTTTTCGTGTCGTGGCAGATACAATTCACCCATTGCACGCATTACGCCAGTGCCGCCCAAAAGAGCGTTAATCATCTGCCATTCGTTCACTTGTCGCTTGTAAGCAGGCGAAACCGCCGCTGTGATTGTTTTCGGCATTACTTCAAAAGCCATGTTATTTCTCCTGCAAGGTTATTGTAATTTCATAGTAGCATAAATTTAAGAAAACACCAATTATGATGATAGTAGTTCAGCCTTTTTACCGGTAAAGTCTTCCCATCGTTTAACTATTACATCGCAGTATTTGGGATCTAACTCCATTAGGCGAGCGTGGCGGCCGGTCTTCTCGCAAGCAATGAGGGTTGAGCCAGAGCCGCCGAACAGGTCGGTTACAACGTCGCCGCCCTTACTACTGTTGCCTACCGCTCTTTCTATCAATGCGACAGGTTTTGGTGTTGTATGCCCCTCGACTCTCTCTTTATCAAATCTCCAGATTGAAACCTGCTTCCTGTCTCCGTAGAATTTGTGCGACCCACCCTTAATCCATCCATAAAGACAAGGTTCGTGTTGAGATTGGTAGTCCGTCCTAGATAGAGTTAAGCTGTTTTTTGCCCAAATTATCATGCTAGAAAAGTGAAAAAACTCCCTAAATACAGCATGGAAAATATCGGCGCATTTGTCGGAGTGAAAAACGTAGGTGGCAGCGCCTGACTTTGATATTGCTGTGTAGCAACCGAAAGCGCCACGTAGCAAGCATTCTAAACCAGCTCTGTCATCGTTATTTATCCCGTCATAATCCACACCGTAAGGCGGATCTGTAAATACCATGTCAGCCTTTTGGCCGTCCATCAACTTCTCAACCGCATCAATACTCGTACTATCCCCACACATAAGCCGATGGTTGCCGAGCTTGTAAATATCGCCAAGCTTCGTCTTCGGCTCTTCAGGAACCTCAGGCACATCATCAGCATCGGTTAAGCCTTCCTTACTTTTACCGCCCATCAATTCTGCAAACTCATCGTCAGCAAATCCAATAGCCGACAAATCAAAATCCTCTGCCTTTAATCCTTCAAGCAATTCTTTTAAAACGTCATCATCCCATTCAGCAAGCTCAGACGTGCGATTATCTGCAATGCCAAACGCGGTTATATCGCTGCCTTTTAAGTTGGTGCGAACAATGTTTATATCTTTCCAACCTAGTTCTTTCGCTGCCTGTAGCGTGCCATTGCCCGCAACAACTACATTATCAGTATTAACCACAATCGGCTTTTGTTGACCAAACTTTGCCAAGCTGCCCTTTATAGAATCAAGGTTCTTTTTGCCATGCTTTCTAGCGTTAGCAGGGTCTAGTAACAATTTATCAATAGATATTTTTTCGATTTTCATATTATCCCTTTGTATCTCCAAGTTAAGAGTATCACAAAATTAAGAAAGCGCAAATTTTAAAGGTCGATTACATTGGCAGACTTACCGCTATCAAGAGGGAACTCTTCTTCGATATAATACGTTAAAGCGTCAGATAAATGCGATATGGCCGGGTTTTTCTTGGTATCAATTTCGCCTGCGCTGCCTTCTAATATGCAGAGCTGCTCCAAATCTTCTATTAGCTTCGGTGCCGCAACAGCATCAACCATTAGTCTGCGAATACCAGAAACAGAACAACATCGACTATTCATTGAGTTGATACGCTTTTTCACAGAGGGGTTAGCCCGTGGGTATTGGTATCTAATTCTGCCTGCAAGCGGCGTTGTTTTGAAAAAGTCTTTTACCAAATCCCAATCTGAGCCGTCTATACCGCTTGATTTTTTTTGACCACCAGCCGCATCGCCGTAAAAAATAATATCGCCGTTATGGTGCTTCCAGTCTTCATATAGTTTGCGACAAACAATTAAAGTGTTAGAGTTTTGCGGTATGTGCACTTCGCCGATTACGCCAGTGCCGACAACAGGTTGTTTTATCCAAACGCCATTATGCAACACCTCTTCAAATTGGCCGGGTAGTTGCTGTTCTTGGCAAATGACCGCTACACCCGGACTGCTATTGAAGTCGAGGCATATTATCAGGGGCTTGCTGAGATTATGAAAAAGTTCATGCTTATAATTTTCGCGAGTAAAGGCATAGTAAACGCGCCCGGTAAAATTCTCAAAGCTGGCTTCAAATTCCTGAGCGAATGAGCGCGAATCCATTCTATCTTGAAATTTCTTAACCTCAGCAGGACTCATTACCTCGGCGCTTTTCCAAGTGAAAAAATCCCATTCATCGGGGAACTTTAAAGAGTTTTTGCTAATCTCGTAAAGGTATGCAAGCCCGTTAGGAACGCCAGTATACATTGCCCATGCGCCACGGTCGATAAACATAGGGTCGATATGCTCTTCCCATGCAGAACGCTTAATATCATCGGTTTCATCGAATAAAAAACCGTCCGAAGGAGCACCCTCAACACGAGCTGGCTGGTCTAGTCCCGCAACAACGATAGTAGCGCCGTTAATGAGATATATTTCGTGATGACTTATGTTTGGCTTTTTTGCCATAAGTTGAGGCGGTATCATTGCAAGAAAATCATTCCAGAATATGTTGACCGACTGCTTCTGGGTCGGTGCTGCTGCGATATATCGCGGGTTTATAAACTCAGAACCCTGCCAAATGCGCTTTAAAAACTTTCTCTTTGCTCTTTCTGTTTTGCCTTTTATGGACCGTCTTTGCCCCTACCGATTAAAGCAAGGGCATCAACGGCCCGACCGCCTTCCGGCGGCCACCACCTCGTAACGTTTATTTGATTCAGTAAAGCGCAAACCCTCTGGATTGTCAATCATTGTCCAGAGTCGGCGCTTCCATTTGGGCGTAGGTGTTGATTTATCTTGCAACATGTTACAACGCCTTTATGAATTCAGCCAACGTAGTCTTTATCTCTTCCATATTATCTTTCTGCTGATCTTCCTTGCGCTGCTTCCAAAGCTCTGGTAAACGGTTTATGAGCCAAAATATCTGAGCGCCCAAGTTAGGCGGCTGCTTTTTTGTGATTATTTTCTTTTTAACATTCTGTTTATCGCCGTTTTTAGTGATTTCAGTATGCACTTCCTCGTATTCAAAGCCAAGTGCGTTTTTCAAAAGTGCGTTTTCTACCTCTATATCAACAGGGGCACGTCCTTTTTTAAGTGCTTCCGAAAATTCGGGGTAACGCTTCACATACTGGTAAAACGTATCCTGAGAAATCCTCAAGCACTCACAAATGGCCTTATCTGTAAGCCCTCTGCGAGCATATCCTTGAACCAACAAAGGAAAATCTTCGTCATACTTCCCTCTTGCTCCAGCGTTGCTCTTCTTTTCAACGTTTACGCCTTCAGGCTTCAGCTTTCCTGCATCAACCTTGCTTTTCGGCTTTCCAGCCATAATTACACCTTCCGGTTTTATTTGCAATCAACTGCATCAATCATCTGTTGCGGATATCCTAGCAAAACAAACTTATCTCTATTGTCATTGGCAATAGGTTCTGGAATTTCATTGCCAATATATAAAATATGGTTTAACATCCATTGCTCTGCTGAAACTTTATCTTGCCTATTAGCCATATCCTCCGAAGGGCTTTTAAGCTTGGTTACTTCTAATTGCATATCCATTAAATTATTCCAGCATAGACGCATAAAGTTTAACTTTTCTTGCGTGTCTACGTTGCCGCCATCAGTAACTAACTGGCTAAAAAACCCCATAGCATCTGATAATTTATTATCTTTCAAAATTTCACCTTCCTGTTGCTTATTTTACGTGAGCCTCAAGCCCTTCAATAGCCGCCATTACAGCCGCTTTTATCTCCGCTTTCTGGCTCATATCGTCGATTATAACAGTTATCTTGTCATTTTGCTTAACACCTTCTTGTGGCTCTTCCGAACCGTCATCGGGCATCAAGCCTTGTGCTTTAAGCAATTCCGCTTCCAAATCAAGGCCGAAGTCTTTAAACTCAACTTCCGGCATCGCCGCGCATTCCTGCATCAGCTTTTCAAGTTCCCATTCAGACACGGCACTGGTCGCATTGTCGGCAATTCTAAGCTGTTTGCACTGTTCTGGCGTTAATTCGCTTGCAACTTTAACAGGCACTTCTTTCAAGCCAAGTTTGAGAGCGGCTAATCTGCGCGTATGCCCGATTATGATTACATTCTCTTTGTCGACCGTGATAACCTGCTGCCAACCGAATTCTTTAATCGAATTGGCAACTTCATTCACCGCTTGCTTTTTGCGCGGGTTGTTGTCGTATGGAATTAGCCTTTCAATAGGCCAAAGTTCAATTTTCATTAGTTTTACTCAACTCCGAGTCAATCTTACCACACGTTGCGGTATCGTGCAATTTATTTTTTCGCGATTCAATCGCCGCCTTATATTTCGCTCTCAAATCGTTTTTTTGCTGCTGTTTTTTGATTTTCGCATTCTTTATGCTTTCTTCTCGCTTTTTTTTTGCTGCCAAAATTGCTTTATTGCACAGTTTTTTAGCTGTCGCGACTGCTTCTTTATAATTTTTATCCACGTTAATAGACTTTTGCTTATATTGATTTAATCTATCCGCGCATATTTTGCGGTAAAGCGTCATTGCCCTTTTAAATCTTTCTCTCAAATCTTTATGCTCGACCCGCAACCACCTGTGAATCGTCGCCCAGTGAATAACCTGCAATCCCAGCGATTCACATGCCGCAACGACCGCATTTTCACGATAAACATCGCCGCGAATGTTCATACCTCGTGCGATATTATCAATAATCAGTTCAATCAATTTTACCCGCTGCTCGACGCCAAGATGTTTTGAACCGCTTAATACGTTTTTGCGCTGACTGTCGCGTGCTTGAAAATATGCCCGTGATAGTTCCTCGTCTGCGCGAATGAACTGGTAAATGCTCGCTTGCTGGATTGGTAGC